CCCCTATCTCGATCCCGATGCCCGCCCCGCCGCCCCCTCCCGACGACGACGCGCCGACCTGCGATGGGATCGCCCATGCTTGGCGGATCCTGCCGGCCGACGGCGATGTCCATCACGCGGTGGCGCGCTGCTGCGGCATCCGCGCAGTCTCACGCTTTGGCGGGCCTTGGGTGCTGGTGGCCGAGGATCAGCCGCCTGCGTCAGCCGACTAGCAGCGCGCCCCAGGCGTCGAAGATCGCGCGCCGGCGGCCAAGCTGCTGCGATCGATTGTAGGCGCCCTCGACCTTCGCCGCCGAACCATCCTCAGCCTTCAGCGTGTGGCCGAGCGCCTGGTCAATGGCGCCGCGCTCGAGCGGCATCGTCTCGTTCATGATCGTCGAGAAGGTGGCGCGCCAGCCGTGCGGCACGTGGCGGCCGGCGAACGAAGTCCGCGCGTAGAGGGCGCCAATCGCCGCCTCGCCGAGCGGGACAGCGTTACCGACGCCGGGGAAGATATGCACGATCGGGACGCCGGCATGCATATTCTCGCGCATGCATGCATGCAGCACCGCCACGGCCGCCGGCGACAGCGGCACGACATGGTCGTGCGCGGCATCGTTCTTCTTCGCTGCGGCCAGCTTCATCCGCGCCGCCGGCACGCGCCAGATCGGCGCCGGCCCATCGAGATTCTCGATCTCACTCCACTGCGCGCCGCGCACGGCCGCCCAGCGCATCGCGGTGAGCGCCAGGAAGCGGGATGCTAGCTTCGCTGCAGACGATGCCTCGAGCTGGTCGACCTCGGCCAGCAACGCGCGCGCATCGGCCGTCGTCGTCAGCGCAGCGTGGTGGCGGACGGCCGCCGGCTTCTTCAGCCCGCGGCCGACCTTCTCCGCCGGATCGTTCATGCACCAGCCTTCGCCGATCGCCAGCTCGAACACGGCCGAGATCCGCTGGCGCAACCGGCGTGCGGTCTCGCGGGCGCCGCGGCGCTCCACCGCGCGCAGCAGCTCGAGCACGTCGGCCGGCTCGATCGTGTCGAGCGCCTCAGCGCCGATCGCCGGGAAGACGTCGCGCTCGAGGCTGCCCAGGACGTCGCCCGCGTGGACCGGCGTCCACCCCTCCGCCTGGACCGCGTGCCAGGCGCGCGCCGCTGCCTCGAACGATTCGACGCGGCTTGATCGCGCGCGAGGATCCTCGTTGCGGGCGAGCTGCGCGCGCGCCGCCTCGGCGCGAGCCCGAGCGGTGACCAGGTCGACTTGCGGATAGCTGCCGATCGTCAGCAGCTGCTCCTTGCCAGCCAACCGGAAGCGGAGACGGAAGCTCTTGAGCCCGGTCGGTGCGACATAGAGGTGGAGGCCCGCGCCATCGGCGAGCTTGTAGGCGGCCGCGCGCGGCCGCGCGGCTTTCACCGCGGCGTTCGTCAGCATAGGGTGGTCTCGGATCAAGAGGAGCCGGCCGTGGACAACCAGCACAAGAAGATCAGCGGATATCGGGACCTGTCGCAGGCCGAGATCGACGCGATGAACGACGTCAAAGCGCTCGAGGCGAACTTCAACGGGATGATCGATCGGCTGAAGCAGATCCCCTCGATCGATCTGCGCAACGTAGCGCTGGCTCAGACGGAGGGAGAAAACGCCTTCATGCGCGCCGTGCGCGCGATAGCGCAGCCGGCGCGGCTGACCGCCTGAACACCATTGGTGCAGATCGACGGTGAGGACGTCTCGCCGGCGGTTCACTTCGTCGCGTTCCGAGGCGACGAGTATTGGTCGGCTGTGAAGCTATGGGGCCGCCCGGCTTTCATCCACCGGCGCTGGGATCAGCGCGCCAGGCGCGAGCTGCACCCGGCCGACACGGTGGTGTTCGCGAAGGGCACCAGCCAGGATACTCCTAGTCAGTTCAACGGTGCCGACATTGAGGAGGGCTTATGACGTCCAACGATGAGGAGCAGGAGCACGTGCTCTCGTTGGAACCTCAGCCGATTGCGGATCAGTGGATGGGGCGATGCACCTGCGGTTGGCGGATGATCGCCTCACTCCATGATTTCGAGACTGGCATAGCCGCCCGCTCCGCCCTGCAGGCTGGCTTCAACGTCCATATAGCCGACTAGCGCGGCGGAGGATGCCTCCGCCGCGGTCAACAGGATGCTAGGTTTTCTGCGGCTTCAAGAGGTGCAATTTGGGTGCGATACCCGTTCTGCCGGGCTCGATACCCGCAGCGATCAGGCGCAATTGCGGATGATCAGCTCGGTGACCTTCGTTGCGCGGCCTGCTGCTGCGCTCGATACCGACCAGGTGGTTTCCACCTCGCTAATATCGAATGCCGCGAACGTCTCGCGGATGAAGGCTGTGTCGTTGATCGACATGACGAACTGACCGGCAATGCCGGCGAGCTGCTCGGCCATTGCGACATAGTCGTCGCGGCAGAAGCCGGTGCCATAGCCCGACGTCTCGTCGTAAGGCGGGTCCAGGTAGAAGAGCGCGCCCTTGCCGTCGTAACGGCGGATCACGTCCTGGTAGCCCAGCTGCTCGATCGTCACGGCTTCGAGGCGTCGGTGGAGCTTGCGCAGCTCGGCGCGAAGAAGGCTCTTTTGAATTCGCGATGACTGATCCTTGCGGACACCAAACGTGCGGCCTTCGATCCTTCCGCCGAACGCCAGGCGTTGCAGGTAGAGGAAGCGGACGGCGCGCTCGATGTCGGTGAGCGTCGACGGATCCACGCGCTTCTGTCGCTCGAACTCGTCCCGGCCGGCCAGCAGCCAGGTAAATTCATCGACGAACGGCTCATAGTGCCGGCGCACGACGCGGAATAGGTTGGCGACGTCGCCCGAGAGGTCGTTGATGACTTCGACCGGCGGCGCCTTACCGCGGCGCAGGAACACGCCGCCCATGCCGACGAACGGCTCGATATAGGCGCGATGCGGGATCTCCTCGATCAGCGCGCAGAGCCGCTTGGCGAGATTGCGCTTGCCGCCGAGGTAAGCGGCCGGCGGATTGGCCGCGATCACCGCGGCGTGAACTTCGTGCTTTCGGGTAGAAATTGCCTGCGATGTGGTCGCTTGCATGGTGGCTCAGCTCTCGGTGAGGAGCACGTCGGCTACGCGCGCTGAGTTGCCGCCGATCGCGTCGATCGGCGTGCCCGGGTGATGATGGTGATGGTGGCTTCGGGGAAACGCGAGGGAGAGCCCAGCTGGCGCCACCTGGTACCGGGTGGTTAGCCGCGCAGTCCAGGCGGCTGCGCCCCGCGTATTCCCCGAAGGTCTTCTATTTCGCAGGCCACCCGGCATTACCGGTCGGCCTGGATCCGCGCGCGCGGGCCCAACGTAACGGCTAAGTTCCGAGGGGCATCCGCGTCATGGCACAGCGGCGCGGGCCGCGTCTATCAGTTCGCGGCCGACTTCTGCGCCGGCTTGGGCGCCAGCTTCTTCGCGGCGAAGCCGGCGGCTGCGGTGAGCGCCCAAGGCAGGATCACGTCCAGCGCGACCTTCTTCAGCAATTCCCTCATGGTCTTCTCCTCGTGGTGGATCAGGCGGCGGCGCGACACTTCGTCCGATCGACGTTGCCGATCCGGTGCGTGGTCCAGCCGCGGTGGAAGCGCTTCAGCGCTGGCCTGGCGCGAACCAGGCGATCATATTCGGCGCGCTGCAGGCCATCGAGGCGGTCCAGCGTGGCCATGCAGAGCGGCCCGGCGCCGAGATGGCGCTGGCAGGTGCTGTAGGCGGCGATCGTTGCGGGACCGACGCGGCCGTCCACGACCAGGCGCGCGCCGCACTGCGCGTTGATCGACTGCTGAAACCAGCGACCAGGACGCGCCGGACCCATGTTCACCGTGGTGTCGAACAGCTCCTCGGTCACGGCAGCGTCGATAGCGATTAGCGGCTCGTAACCAGGCGCGGCCAGATAGTCGTCGTAGTAGATGCTGACGACCACATCGTGCGGGATCGTGCGCATCGGCCCGGTGTAGCCCTTGGCGACGGCGACCCGCTTGGTGATGCCCTTGTTGGTCTCGCCTCCCGGATCGAGCGGGTCGTTCACGTAGCCGCCCTCCAGGGCGATGACGCCGGTGATCAGCGCCAGCGCGATGCCGGCGATCGTGCGCTTATTCGCCACCGATCTTCTCCTCATGGGTGGCGATCGGGGCGGTCGGCGCGCGCCGGGACCGCACAAGCGACCGCACCGTGTCCGTCTCGAGGATCCGGATCAGCGTCCAAATGATGGTGAGCAGGGCGGCCAGGTGGGGCAGCAGCTGCGTGACGGTGCCGACAGCGACGCCGAACGACAGAACGTCGACCGACGCCTTTGCGGCGCCGGGCACATGGTCCAGCGTCATAATAGTTCTCCGGAATTGCTTGGATCGGCGCACTGCGAGCCGGCGTGAGGGGCTATTCGACGAAGCGCAGCGCGGCGACGCGGATGGCGTAGGAACCCGCCGGCAGTACGCTGGCGCTGTTGTTGCGGCGGGTGATCACGATCGTGTTCTCACCCACCAGTGAAGCGCTCACCGTCGCGCCGGCATGGCCGGCGATATGAACAATCAGCACAAAGTCGGTGGCGTTCACGCCCAGGCCGAGCGCGGCGCTGTTGTAGGTGAACGTGTCCGACCCGCCTGCGGGAAGCGCCACCAAGTCGCGGACGTAGCCGGCACTGTATGCCTTCTTGATCGGCGTGCCGTCTCCGACCATGAGTTTTGAGACGCGGAAGCCGCTGCGCTTCGAATAATCCTTCACCGGACCGTACACATTGCCGCCGTGGCTGGCATGCGCCGCAGCCCCGCTGCCATCGCCGGTGATCGTCACCACGATCGGCGTGCCCGGCAATTCGGAGAGACTGCCTGTCGTGCCTGAGGCAGGTGCGGCGATGCGGCCGGCATAACCGGAGCCGCTGTTGGTGATCGTGATGCCGGTCACCTTGCCGTCGGTGATAATCGCCGTTGCCGTCGCGCCGGAGCCCGCCCCGGTGATCGCCACATTGGCCCAGGTGTAGCCGGAGCCGGTTGCGGTCACCCGAATGTAGCGGATCCGGCCATCGCGGACTGACGAAGGCATGTCATAGTCGACCTGGGCCTCGATCGCGCCGGCAGGCAGCTCACCGTCCATGCCGACGACAAGGCCATAGGTTTGCGGGGAGTGGCCCGCATCAGCCCCGTCGGTGTTGTTGCCGGTGATCAGGTTGCGCGCCGAGCAGCCCTGCGGCCGCCCGATGAACGCGACGCCCGCTTTCTGATCGGTCGTGTAACCGATCAGGTTCAGGTCCAGCCCATTGCGCCAGGCATGGGTGCCGTCGAGGTTCACGCCGACGCGGTCGCCGTTGACGTACACGCCGCAGCGATTGTTGTCGTAGGTTGCCCCGACAACCCGCATCCAGTCGCCGGCGATGTAGACGCCGTCGCCGCCGTTGTTCCAGGCAAGGTAGCCGATCAGCTGGGCAACCGCCGAAATGTTGAAGCCCGATGCCTCGTTTGCGCCCGCGATCAACCCGAAGGCCGTCGTGTCCGGGCAGGCCAGGACGAAGCCGTTGGTGCGGCAGTACAGCGCCACCAGGTTGCGCAGCCGGGTGTTCGATTGCGTCGCGCCTTGCGAACCGCCGGTGAGCGCCCGGAAGCCCGCGCTGGCCGCGTTGATGAACAGGCAGTCGTCGGCCTGGGCGTAGCGTGCGCCATGAAAGATCAGGCAATCGCCGCGAACGTTGTTCGCTTTGTTGCCGTCGAACATGAAGCCGCTGATCCGTGCCGCCAGCCGGCTGTCGCGCTGCTCGCCCTTGTAGAGCACGCGGATCATGCATCCGCCGATGTCCAGCGTCGAATTGTTGGCGAGCTGGAAATAGGTGCCGCGCTTGAACGCGCCGTAATTCTCGAAATAGCCGCCCGGCCCGATCATGTGGATCGGGGTCTCGATCCGGACCTCCTTCGACAGGATGATCGGTCCGGCTTCGCTGAAGTCGATGACGCCGGTGTGAAGTTTCGCGATCGCCGCGCGGAGGTTGTCCGTTTGATCCGAGCCGGTGCGGATGCCCAGCTTCTTGGCCGTCGCCCGCTCGTTAAGCAGGATGTCCATGTCGGTCTGGATGTCGAACACCACCGGCCGCGCGTTCGCCGCCTGGATATTCGCCAGCACCTGCTTTTGCTGCGCGGGAGTGAAGTTCTGCGGGGCATCCACCCGAGGTCGCAGCTCTAGGGCGTCGTTCACCTGCGCCAGCGCCGTCACCTGCGCGGCGGGCGACTGAACGAACCGGGTGAAGCCGGTGCTGTCGGTCAGCGGATAATAGCCATCTCCGTTTGGCCCGCCGTCAGCGCTTCCACCAAGCCAGTTCGAAAACTCGACCTGCGTTAGGTCGCGGCGCCCCAAGAGCGCAGAGACGCGCTCCAGGAGTTCTGCCTGAGAGGCCATGGCTAAACCTCCACCGTGACAATGGTGATAGTCTGTCGGATGCTGGTATCTGTGATCGATTGGCCAAGCAGCGTCGGGAACGAACGGCTGACCAGCTTGCCGACCAGCTGGGCAAAGTCGGTGATGCCAGCGGTCCACTTGATGGTGACGGAGCCACCCATCGCCCAGCGAACCTGATCCGGAACCCCAGGTTCGCCATCGACAATGACCTCCCGGATCGTCTCGCCAACGGTGAGCGTGGTGAGGAGCGGTCCAGCCGCGTCCCCGACGTGGAGCGCCACCGCAGCAGCGCCGTCGCCCGTGATTCCGCCGGTTCCGGACGCGCACCGGTAGGAGCGCTGATACGAATAGCTCAGCACCACCGAGATCTCGCCACCATCGCTGTGGAAAGGCCCGACTGTCAGCGCCGCATCTCCGTCAAGCAAGCTTGTGGAGCGCGAATTCTGCAGTGCACCGGCCGAGAGCGAGCCACCGAAGTACGCATCGCCGTCCGTCGCCTCGTAGCTGATGGCGTTCGCACGCGAACAGTCGGCCAAGGCCATTGTCGGGCCGAACCAGGAGATCAGATCACCACTGGCGCCAAACCCGACGCCCTGAACGCGCATGACGGTACCGTTGTTGAAGATCACGCGGCCGGTGCCCATGCGCAGATCCGCATTGACCAGGTTCAGGCTGCCCGGACCAGCATCGGACCCGACGAGCTGCCAGCCGACGACGTTGCCGTTGATGTCGATCGCCAGCGTGCGCGTCGCCTCGACCTTTCCGAGCCGCGGGCTGATCACCTTGTCGTATTCGGTGATCTTGGCGGTGATGTCGCTTTCGGAAAGGCCAACCTCCTCCAGCCGCTCGGCAAGCGTCTTGTCGTCGTCGACGCGGACGGACTCGAGGTTGAGCACGTATGCGGTGCCGTCCGGTGTCTCCGCCCCGATCAGCGCGAACTTGGAGGCGAAGGCCTCGTTTTTCCCGGTCTGCTCGTTCCTGAAGTCTAGGAAGCGCGTGGCTACAGGCTGTCCCTCAACAAAGGTTCGGGCATCCAGTACCTGCACCAGATCGTCCTGCCGAAGCGCCTCCTCCAGGATCGCATCGGTGTTGATGTCGATATCGTCGATCACCTCTTCGACGGCTCGATCGCCGACTTTGGTGCCGATCGGCGCGCCAACCGTCGCACCATTCTCCGGGCGATTGCCGTTGTCATCGACGACGGCGCTCCACAGCGCAGTCTCGGCCGCCTCTCCGATCGCGAGGATCAGCGGGTTATTGCCGCGATCGTAGACGATCGGGTCGGCCGCCAGCACGGGCGCCGCGTCGTTGGCGTCCCAGGCATAAAGCGCCGGATGCTCGACGGTGAGCGTCATCTGGCAGACGCCGCCCTGGCCTTGCTCCTGGTCGGCAACGCGGAACAACGCGCGGTTGAACCCGAGCGGGGCGAAGGTGAACGGCACGACGTCGCCGACGCCGTACTTCCAGGCGCGGATATCGAACGGTGCGCTGAAGCTCCGCTGATACTGTTTGCGCTGCAGCACCTGGCTGGCGACGCGCTGCGCCTGGCTCGGGCTTTCCACAAAGCCGAGGTCGAGCGGTGCGATCCGGTCCTGCCCGTCGGGGCTGGCGATCCGCACCTCGGGAAAGTCGATCAGCTGATACAGCGAGGCGGCGGTCGCATCGACGTAGCGGCCGCGAATGACGTTCGGCGTCGTCTCGAGCGACGGATCGGGATCCCAGGTGAAGGGACCGACCACGTCATCGTCGTTCAGCCCGTCATCGGCCGCGGCCGCGGCGAGATCGTTATGCGCGATCGCCAGCTCGAGCTTGCCGCCCGTGTCGCGGAAACGGCCGCAGCAGGCGGCGCACAGCGCGTCGAGCACCGTGCCTGGGTCGTCACCCTCCGAAACGACGCCGGCGCCATGGTAGCGTGGCTCCTGGCCGCCGGCGGAACGGTTCACGAGCTCGTCGCACAGGTTTGCGGCGGTCTGGAACGACGCCATGCCGATCCGGCGGCCGGGCACGCCCGAACCGGTCGCCAGCCGCCATTCACCGGTCACCGGATTGCGGATCCGCCAGCCGAGCACGACGCGCAGGATCTGCAGCGCCAAATTCTCCCCGATCACGGCGCCGTCATCGGCCGTGTAGCGCCAAGTCGATTGATCGTTCCAGCGCATCGGTCCCGAGCCGCCCGGGACGGTCGAGTCGCGGCGCGGATCGTACAGCTTGGCGCCGCGGCCAATGATCGTCAGGCGCGTGGAGATGCCGCTTGAGAACGGACTGGTCGCCTTCTTGCCGTTGCCGGTCGTCTTGAAGCGGAGTCGCAGATAGGCGCAGCCGGTCAGCCGCGTGAATCCGTTCCACTGGCCGGACCCGAAGGTGAAGGCGTTGGACGGCGAGCCTTCCAGGATGATGTTCGGAACCGAGAAATAGCCCGCGAATTTGCCGGTGACGCCCGTGGACGCGGACCAGGCCAACTCTTGGTCGATCCAGATCTCCTCCACGCCATCGATCGCGTGGCTGGCGAGGCAGATGATCCAGTCGCAATATTCCTGATCGGCGCCCGACCATTCCTCGTATCGGATGTCGGTCGCCATCGCCGTCTGGCCGAGCACAGACTTGCGGAACGCGCGCGGATCGACTGAGGCAATTAGCCGCTGCGTCTGAGAGGTGGGAACAGCCGGCGATTTGGTCAGCGCGGCCGAAGCCAATTGCAGGCCGGCAGAAACAGCCAGGAGGGCACCCGCAGAGACGCCAAATGCGGTAGTAGCCAGGGAGACGCCAAGGCCGAGCGCTGCACCGCCAGTCACAACGGCCAGCGCGGCAACGCCGACCACAGTGGCGGCGATCTTGAGTGCTTTAGCCAAGCGTCAGAACCCGTAGGCCACGCGCCAGGCGCGCGGCTCCATCCACTTGGCGCGCTCGATGCGGATCAGGCCTTCGCGATCGCCTTCGGAGCCGACCGCGAACAGGAACGGCCCCCAGCAGATACCCAGCAGGCCGCTCGACATGACGATATCGCCGCGCTGGGCGAGCGCGGCCGGCACCGCTTCGAACTTTCCGTCGAGGGTCGACGCGAGGTCACCGCGTCCCAGCCGGCGCAGCGCACGTGCCGAGCCGATCGCGGTCGAATAGCGGCCGCGGAACTCGGGCATAGGGTCAACGCCCGTCATCGCTTCGACCGCACCGGCGGCAAAGGTGCAGCAATCGTGCTTGCCCCAGGCGAACGGGCGCAGGCGAAGGGGTTCGAGATACGCGGCGAGCCGCGCATCCCAATCGGGACAACGATGCATGGCGTTCCTCGATTAGGTGCGGCGGCTTGCGCCGTTGGCGATGGCGATGGCGAGCTCGGCCGAGCGGTCGCCCGGGTCGAAACTGGATTGGTCCAGGAGCGTGCGGTTCGACGCCTTGCCGAAAAAGGCGAGATAGCTTTCGACGTTCAGCTGGATCGTCTGCGACGTGCGGTCGCCCACGACGCGCGGCACCGACATATAGCCGGTGTAGTAGCACCACAGCGCGCCGAGCTGGGTGAGGTCGTCGGGGGCCAGCATGGCGCGCCACAACCGGCAGTCACGGCCGATGAAGTTCGCGCGATCGCCCAACTGCGTCATCAGCTCGTCGTCGACGCCGGCGAGGCCCGATAGCGTCAGCACCAGCGTGTCGCTGCCGCCTTCAGCCGCGCGTACCGATCCGACCGACACAACGCGTGGATCCACGGCATTGAACGTGAAGCCGTCCAGATCTTCGTCTCCGGTGCCCGCGAACGTGAAGTTGTAGGGCGCATTGGTGACGCGCACCGGCCCGTCCGCGAGATCCAGGAAGCAGAAGGTAACCGACCGGCGCACATCGGCAGCAAGTGCCTCCTGCGCGGCCTGGTCGGGACGGTTCAGCATCAAAACGCCTCCTCGCACTGAAATGAAATCGCGTAATTCTGCCCAATCCCGACCGACCAGCCGTTGCGGGTGTCGGACATCGCCATCACCGCATAAGGGCGGCGCACCTCGATCGGCGCGCCGTCTGCCGGCGTCAGGCGGATGTACGGTTTGAGCGACAGAATAGCCTTGCCGGCCGCGTCGGCGATCACCGGCGCGCGCAGCATCAGCAGCTGGTCGCCAACCGTCACGAACTGGCCACGCTTCAGCTTCAGCCCGGGCGCGCCCCAGCCCTTTGTCGCAAGCTGCAGCCCACCTTGGCCTGCACCGTCGACGCTGACGGCAACGCCGGCCGGCAGCTGATCGCGCTCTACGGCCACGAGCCGGAACGAATTGGCCACGCCGTCCAGGTCGACCACGAACGCCCGCCAGTCGAGCACGCGATCCTCGCCCAGGATCGGCGGAAGCGTAACGGTCGCGAACCAGCGGGGAGCGGCTGCAAGGATCGTCGCGCGGCGCCGCCCGGTGAACTCACCCCGGTTCACTTGCGCCGGCTGATCGATGGCCCATTCGATCGTAGCGGGTACCGGCGCGGCCGGAAAAGTGATCAGCATCAGCCCCAGCCTCCCGGCAGGCTTGGTCGACGCAGTCGCGTGATCGTGCGTGATTGCGCGCCGGCCATGATCGGCTCGGCCGCAGCGCCAACGGTGCGGACGGCGAGGGTCTCCATGCGGGCGTCAAACTCCTTGGTCGGGCTGACCCGGATGTTGCCGACAACCTCGAGCTGCTCGCGGCGGCTTTCTCCCAGTGCCTTCTGCGCGGCCTTGATGCTGGGGTAGCGGGGCAGCGTCGGAACGCTGGGCAGGCCGCCATCGGCGAAGCGCGGGAACGTGCCCTTGTTCATCGCATCGATGAGCGGCCAGTATTGCTGCACCGCGCGCTCGTTGACGATGCCCTCGCCATTCGAGACGAGGATTGGCATTTGACCGCCCACCAGCGCAAGAATGCTGTCCGAACGCCCGGTGCCCGGTCCGCGGATGAGGCCGCGATCGACGGAAGGCCGACCACCGAACGCAAACCCTGGCAGTCCGCCGTCTGCGAACCCGGGCACCAGACCACCGTCCTTCAGCCCGAAAAAGCTCGTGCCTACTGCCGATACGATCGCCTTCTGAACGGCCAGGCGGACAAGGTCCTGGATGATCCCGTTGACCACGTCGCCGGCGACGCCCCGGATCTTCAGCAGATCGGTCACGGCGCGCGCGGCCGCCCGACTGCTGGCATCCTCGAGCGCACCGAAGCCGTTCGCCGCAACGCCCTTCAGCGCTTCGTCCATATCCGTTGTCGCATCGACCAGCTGCTGGCCATAGGCCTGCAGCGGATCCGCGTTCTGGCGATCGAGCGCCTGTTCGCGAAGCTGATATTCGGCTGGGGTCTGTGCGAGGCGGCGTTCGAGCGAGGCGCGGCGCGCCGGATCACGCTCGCTCGCGATTTGCGCTTTAAGCGCCAGCTCGACCTGATCCTGTTCGATCTTGAGAAGCTTGCGGGCGATTGCGCGGCGATCGGCAGCGGTGGTGGCCAGTTCGCCTTGCAGCCGCAGCAACGATGCCTGATCGTCAAGAGCATCACGCTCGAGCTCGGCGCGCTCGGTGATCGTAGCTGCCGTCTCGCGAAGGCGAATGGCAGCGATCTCGCCCGCGGCGTTCTGCGCCGTGATCAGCTTGACGGCGTCGGCTTCCGCCTGCGTCCAGCGCTCCAGCTCCACGCCCTTCTGCAAGGCGCGATCAAAGTCCGCGCGCTGGCGCTCGACGGCGGCCACGTCCAGATCCGCCGCTTCGGCGATCGTGACGGCGCGTGATCGTTCGATCCGGTATCGGGCCTCCTGTGCCTGCGACAGCAGTGAGGCGTAGGCGTCGGCGTTCTGAACCCGCCGATTTTCCTCAGCTTCCTGTCGGCGCGCCTCCGCCTGCTGGCGGCGCGCGGCGCTGTCACCGACCCCACCGGAGTCGGTCGGGAACTTGCCGGTGCGCGGATCCACCGCTTTGCCACCGCGCCGCACCTCATAATGCAAGTGCGCGCCCGTCGACCGCCCCGCACCGGGCGTCCCGGGCTCGCCGCCGGAATAGCCGATGATGTCGCCGGCCTCCACGCGATCGCCGGGCTTCACGTTGAACTTGCTCAGGTGACCAAACCGAGCTGTCGTGCCACCGCCAAAGTTGATGTAGATCGCGTTGCCGTAGCCTTGGCGCTGACCGGCGACGTCGATCGTGCCGGCCGCCGGCGCGCGCACGGCAGTGCCGACGGGCACGGCATAGTCGATGCCGGCATGCTGGTGTCCGACGCGCTGTTCCTTGAAGCGGCCGGACACGGTCCCGTTTACGGGCGCGATAAAGGTGGTGAGCGGGCCGTCCTTGGCGCTGCTCTTTGCCGCCTGCTCCCGCTTTTGAGCGGTATCAACCTCTGCCTTCTGCTGATCACGCAGCGTCTTCAGCTGCCGCGTCAGCACGGCATCAACCGTGCCTTCCGCGATCGCGCGCTTCTTTGCCTGCTCAATCAGGCCGTTCGCGCCTTCGTACCGGTAGTTGATGGCGGCGACCTCATCGGTCGCTCGTTGTGCGGCTTCGCCGGCGAGATCCGCGCGTGTCCGTAGCCGGGCCGCGTCTGCCTTCGCTATGGCGCCATCGATCCGCTTGAGGGTGGCCTCCAACTCCTGAATGCGCTTGCGCGCCTCGTTGGCAGCAACTGACGCGGTACCGGCGACACCACCCGACGCGGGGACCTGTGCCGCAGCCGCGTTGGCATCGTCGAGCTGCGACTGCACATCGGCGCGACGTTCCTGCAGCGTCTCGAGCCGCTGCTTGGCGCGGATGTTCAATCGCTCCGCGTTCGTCTTCAGCGTCTCGTTTTGCTTTTCGAGCTCCTCAGTGAGCGCGCGCACGTCATCGATCGCCCCCGCCTCAGTAGCCGCGAAGATCTTCTTCGCATCAGCCGCGCTCATCGCCTTCTCAGCATTCTCTCTAAGCTGATCGGCTTCCTTCTTTGCCGCGTCTCCACCTTCGAGCAGCTTGGCGACGAATGGTGTGGCAACGACCAGCGCGCTGCTGAGCGCAATGCCCCAGGGTCCGCCGAGGATGCTGAGGACTTTGTTGCCCTCGCCGCCGATCAGTTGGAGCGCCTGGATCACCTGGCCGGATTGCTGCGCGAAGATGATGCTGGCGCTGGTCCCGAGCGAATATTGCATCGAGATATCGCCAAGCTGGTAGCTCAGCTGCTGATAGCCGGCGCGGGCCTGGCCGCTCATCACACGGCTACGCTGCTGCGCGCCGGTCAAGCCGACGAGCTGCTGCTCGACCGTGCCGATGATGCCGGCCTGCTCGCGCAGCGCAGCCGCTTCCTTGTCCGCCTCCACGGCAGCGGTCGCGGCGGCGACGGCATAGGCCCGGGTGGCGGCCGAGTTGCCGCCGGTCGCCTGATCGGCCTTTGCCGCAGCCTCCGCAACGATCCGCAGGGCAGCGGCTTTGTTGGTTGCCGCGTCTGCGGCCGCGCGCGACGCATTGGCGTCCAGGATCTGGATCGCTGCCTGGCCGGTCGGCGCGTTCGCCGCTTCGCGCGCGGCGGCGCCAATGCGGCGGAACGTCTCGGTATAGGCGCGCTCGGTTTCCTTCAGGCCAGCTGGCAGGCCGCCGGCCCCGATCTTCTGGAACTGGCGCTCGACCTCCTCGAGCACGTTGCCGGCCGTGCTGCCGAACTCGTTGAGGACGGTGCGACCGACCTTGACGGTGTTTTGCAGGCCGCGAACGTCGCCGTTGACGGCGAGGTACAGGTCCTGGCGATTACCTCGTGCCATTGCCCCTCCTCGCCGTCACCGCTTGTTCGCCGCGACCCGCGCGTCGATCATCGCCCAGAATTCGTGCGGCGTTGCCTGCCAGAACTGGTCCGCCGACCAGCTGAAGGTATCGAGCGCCAGCCCCATCAGGCTGCGCCAGCGATCTCCATCGTCGCCGCTGGCGCTTTCGCTTCCCCCGAGGCCTTCCTCCCGCCGCTCACCGCATCGGCGAGCACGGCCGTCAGGCGAAACGTCACGCCGGCGACGCCCTGTTCGTAGATCAGCTCGCCAATGCGCTCGGCATCGACAGCGCGGGTCAGGTCATCCTCGGCGCCGGCGCGGATCAGCTCGGCCGCGATCGTGCCGAGCTGGTCCAGGCCAAGCGCGCCGACATTCCCCATACGTACCAGCTCAAGCGACGACCGCTCGGTTTTCGCTTCGATGGCGCGCATCGCCTGGTGGCTGGGCCGCAGGCGATAGCTGGTGCTGGCGAGGACGAGCGTATGCTCGCCCCGCTCGGCGATCGCTGCCGCGCTCATGCGGCCGCGGCAAAGTTGTCGACGGTCGGCGCGCCCTTGTTCGCCATGTCGAACGTGTAGGTGACCGGACCATCCTTGGGATGGGTCGACGAGAAGTTGCCGACTGCGACAGGTCCCTCATACTTCACGATCGCGCCTTTGGTGACGCGGATGATCGTCTCCGGGGGCGAGGCCTTGGAGACGCTTGCGATCGCGGACAGGCCGGGGTCCGGCAGCTTGACGTTACCGTTCACCCGGAAGGTGATCTTCTGCTGCCCAAAGGATGTGCTGCCATACTGGCCGTCATCCTTGGTGCTTTCATCGATCTCGTTCGACGATCGCGACCAGTCGAAGCTGATCTCGCCGCCGATCGGGTCGTAGTCGTCACCCGTGCCCTTTACCTCGATGCGCCAGTCGGCGCCGCGTTCCGTTGCCATGATATGCTCCTGTCTCCCGGCTCAGGCCGGCTCTGCGAAAAGTTCGAAAGTCTGAAGGCCGGCGTAGGTCAGCCCATCGGGTCCAGCGCCGCTGGCGGATCCGCCGACGAGGCTCACGCCGGTGATCGCGACGTCGTCGGCGACGATCGGCGCGTCCACGAGCGCGCGCTCGTTGGCATGCATGATGCCGAGCAGCTCGGCGCGGTCCTGGCCACGGTAGATCGTCACGACGTCGATCGTGATGCGAAGCTCGGGATCCTGCTTGCCGCCCTCGTTGGACCAGTCGAGGTCGTCCAGCTGGACGAAGTTGCCCGGCTGGTCCTGCGGCACGTGGTCGAGCGCGACGGCATTCAAACCTTCGAGGCCCGCCGCGATCGCGACGAAAACGGCGCCGCGCGCGGCCTCGACGAGGTCGGCCAGGATCATGATGCTGCTCCAGCTGCGGGAAGCACGCGCGACCAGAAGGTGGCAAGGCGCTGCGCGGCGATCTCCTGCGCTGCTGGCAGGTGAACGAACTCGCGCGCCTCTTTGGCCTGGACGCGCATCTTGTACGGACTGCCGATTGGCGTGCCCTTGTTGGGTCCGCGGCGACGCAGCCGCCTGGATGCGCCTTCGTAGATTACGCGGCGCTTGGTGCCGTTCCGCCCATTACCTTTCACGCGCCGTTTCAACCGGCGGGTGACGACCACGGTCTGGGCCGCGCGGCCGAAGTTGACGAAGCGGCCGTAATAGCGGTCGCCAAGAGCTGTTTTCGACCGCCTGCCGCCAGATATGCCGAGCAAGCCAACACGCGCCTGAAGCCGCTCGGTGAGCAGCTGGACGACCAGGCCGCCGCGCAGGTGCCCGGTCTGTTTGGCGACGACGTCCTGCTGCAGAGCGGACACGTCGCGCGCGATCCGTGCGATCTCGTCCGTCAGCTCGTGGGCGGCTGCGGGCGGCAAGCCGTTGAACAGCGCGTGAGCCTCCGCCAGGCCACGCACGCGATCGCGACTCAAACTGTGGCCTTCACGCTTCAGTGTCCGCGTGGATCACCAGCCAACGCCGGCGACCATCAAGGTCGACCGCCGATCGGATGTTCAGCGGTTCGGGATCACCCGAATAGCTGATCCGGTCGCTGGTGAGGATGCCGGGGCGCCAGCGGATCGTGAGGCGATAGACGCGCACGCCGCGCAGCACCTTCTCCTTCACCGCCTCGGTACCGGTAAGCCCCTCGACCTTCGCCGCCACGTTGCCGGCGATCGTCGCCACGGTTTCGGTGAAGCCGCCGCGTCCGGTCGGTGTCTTTGCCGACCGGACGATATCGATGCGGTGACGGAGCTCGCCTGCGCTGACGGTCATGCGTCGCAGCCGTCGTCCCAGCGCTTCAATGAAGCGATGATCCAGCCGACGCCGAGCGGCATCTCGCCGCGCCCGTCGACGCTGATGCCCTCCGGGTTCGCGTACCAGGTGCCGACGATCATGCTGATCGCCTGCTTCGCCGTCTCGAGATCGTCGCCGGCAACGTCGGCTGCGTCACCAACGATGACGCGTCCGGTCTTCAGCTCCACCATGCGGCGCGCCGCGGTGATGTTGCGCGTCAGCGTCCCGTCATCGGCCGATGGCCCGAGATCGAGGCGAAGGTCCGCCTTGATCTCGGCGAGCGTGACGGGCTCTGCCATCAGGCGTCCAGCAGGCTCTTGGCAAAGGCAATTGCGTCGGGGTGCGGGTCGACGCGGCCGGCGATCGCCAGCTGCTCGATCACTTCAACGGGCGCCGTGACGATATCGTCAACGTCATGTTCGTCGAACGCAACGAGGACGCGAGCTTCGGTTATCTCGTGCTCGGAGGCTTGCTCCTGCTCGGACGAAGGCTTCTCGTCGGCTGCAGGCAAGGGCGGCTCCGCCGGCGGAGCGGTAGGCTCAGCTGCTGCGGTGGCGGTGGGCGCCGTGCCTTCAGCGGCGAGCGACGGATCGGCCTCCGCGGTTTCCGGGGCCGATTGCGCATCGGGTGCGGCAATCGCGGCGGCTGGAGCGGACGGGCCACCGGCAGGCGCCGGCGTACGCTTGGTCTTGGTGGTCATAAGCGACCCTCCTGACGGTATAGGAAATGGATGGGGGCGAGCGCATGCTCGCCCCACGCCGCAGCTCAGCTGGCCGAGTTGCGGAACGCCTTCACCGGCGCGCCGGCGGTCACCAGCTTGCCGTCATGGCGCGACCAGGCGAGGAAGCCGATCTGGCCCTTCTTGGTGTAGGCGCTGTCGTCGAAGCGGAAGAGCGTCACCTGCATGATGTCGCGGATCATGTAGGCCGACAGATCGCCGAACAGGATCGACTTCGCATTCGCCGCCATCTGCGGCATGTGCTGGTTGATCGTGTAGCGATAGCCCATGAGCACGTCCGGCTCCTTGGTGCTGAAGCCCGGCAGCCACAGCGGGCGACCGTCCGCATCCTTCAGCTTCTTCAGCTCGCGCAGCGTGGTGTCATGGAACATCCAGCCGACACCCGGCAGCGAGCGATAGGCCGGATCGACCGAATGCTCGAGGTCGGTGAGATCGTCGGTGATCACCGACGTCGCGCGACCAGTGGCGGCGGTCTTGCCGATGCCCGCCGCGGTAACGATGCCTTCCGGCTCGCCGGCACCGCTGCCCACCGTGAAGTGCCGATTGGTGATGCGCGCAATGCGCATCGCAAGCGCGCGGCGGATGAATGCCTCGATGTCGATGCCCGGGCCCTGGTCCTGCAGCAGCTCGAACGGCACCGCGACGACCTTCGAGCTGTACTTGCGCGCGCCGATCTGCGTGGTGCCGAACGACATATCGCCGTCGGCCGCCGAGACGTTCTCCGGCACGATTTCGCCTTCGGAGGCGGTCTCGTCCACCGTCGGCCACGGCAGAGGGTTGCCGCCGGCCGTGGCAAACACGGTCGCGACGTCGCGCATCCCGCCGAACGCCGCCAGCGCCTCGAGCAGCTGGCCACCCCAGCCGGCCGGCACTAGATAGCCGCCGGTCGCCGGCGTCTGCGTGGTCTGTGCACCTTGCACCGGACCATTGCGGAGCAGCATCATCTCCTCGGCGGTCATGCCGCGTTCGCCGCGAACCAGGAAGTTGCGGAACGCGGCGTTGTAGCCGTCGTGCTGCTGGCGCTGATCCGGCGACAGGTCGGCGCGAAGGCGATCGTTCGCTTCCCGGCCGGCGTCATCCTGCGCGGCATCGCCATCGATGCGCGCCTGGCGCTCGGCAGCGGCGATGTTCGCATCGATCCGGTCGATATCGGCATAGATACCGTCAACCTGCGCGCTGATCTCGGCCGTGTAGGCCGCGCCGGTGTTGTTCTCGACGAGGTTGCGGGCTTCCTTCGCCTTTGCGGCGCGCTCGTCCCGGAGCGCCTTGATGTTGATCATGGGATACCTTCTTTCCAAAAGAAAAGGCCCCGCGGATGAGGCGGGGCCACAGGGGTGCCGGGGACGGCGCCAGGGGTGATCGGCTTAGGCCGCCGTTCGTTCGTAAAGGCCGAGGCGACCCATCGCGCGCAGCCGCGGCGCTTCATCGATCTCAGCCGGCTGCTCGGTCAGCGCCTGCGGCGCCTTGTCGTAGACGGCGAGATTGAAGGCGCGGGCATTCGCCTGGCCAGCCGCGGTGGTCGGCATGATCTGGTCGCAGAAGCCGGCGTCGACCGCTTCCTGCGCGCTGAACCAGGTCTCTGCCTTCATCCACGCGCCGATCTCTTCGGCCGACTTGCCCGACTTGCCGGCATAGGCCTCGATGATCGCGGCATCGATCTTGTCGAGCAGGGTGCAGGCGTCGCGGAAGTCGTCCGCGTTGCCCATCATCCACGTCCAGCCCTTGTGAATCATATAGAACCCGCCTTCGGCGATCTCGACGGTGCTGGCGGCAAGCGCGAGCACCGAGGCGGCCGAGGCGGCGAGGCCGTCGATCTTGGCCGTGATCGTTGCGCCATGCCCGACGAGCTGCGCCATCATGGCGCGGCCTTCAAACACGTCGCCACCCGGCGAGTTGATCCGAAGAACGATGTTCTTTGCCGTGATACCGGCGAGCGCCTTGGCGAGATCTGCAGCCGACACGCCCCAGTATGGGTCGATGATGTCGTAGACGTAGATCGTCGCGGTGTCGTCGGTGACCTCGGAGCGGATGCCAGTGCCCTTGCCGGTGTTCGCCTGTGCCAGGTTGAAGAGCTTACGCTGCATCGGGATTGTCCTTGTCGTCGGCCGGCAGCGCGTCGTCGAGTGCGTCGTCGCCGGTGGAGGTGGGCTCGGGCGCCGGTGCTTCGCCGGTCGGCGAGTAGATCGCATCGCCATCCGGAACGGGCGGCAGGTTCACCTTGCGGCGCGCCTCGTTCTTGCTGATCCAGCCGGGCAGCTGGTTGCCGCCGAGCGCGGCGCGCAGGTAGGCGGCGATCGCCTTGCTGTCGCCCGACAGCAGGAAGTCGTCGTTCCACCATACGAAATATTGCGGCGCACGGGCGCCGACGACCGGGAACAGCTTGCGCGTCCACTCGCCGGCGATGCGCACCTTGTGCGGCAGGATCGTCCAGCGATCGAAGCCGATCGACTGCTGCTCGACGCCGGTGCCCCAATTGGAGGTGCCCGACGTCTCGCCTGCCATGTTGGGCGGCACGCCGTAGATCCGGCACACGTCGACGACCGAATATTGCAGCAGCTCGAGCAGCTGCGCGTCCTTGGCGGTCACCGCGACCCGCTTCCACTCCGCGCCGCCTTCAAGCAGCAGCGGATTGTGGGCGTTCGTGATGCCCATCGCCTTCTTGCGAAGGTATTCCTTGAACGCAGCCCGCTGCTCTCGGCTGACCTCGCCGGCAAACTGGAAATAGTCGTTGGTCATCAGCCCGCGCTCGAACTGGCCAGCCTCATAGTCGCGGGTTGCGAGATTGATGCCGACCGATTGGGCGTGGTTTGAAATCGGCGACAGCGCTCGAATGCCGTCGACGCTTAGCCCAGGCCCCTTGAAGTGCAGCACGTAGGAGGCGTGGTGATCCTCGGTGGTGCCGTCCTCGTTGGTGAAGCGGTACCAGATCGACCGATCGGCCGACCGATACGGCAGAACGCGCGCCGGAAAGTAGAAGTCGATCGAGGTGATCGTGCCGTTGCGCGCCTGGCGGATCAGGCCGTAGCCGTTGCCGCGCAGCAGCAGCTGTATCGCGATGTTCTCCACGAACACCGCCGACGTCATCTCCTGGTTCGGCTCGCAGTTCAGGAACCGATCGTACGGATGGCCATGCTCGCGGATGAATTCACCCTTGGGCGAGAGGCGATACACGCCCAGCTCCTGCGTCATCAGCGCGCCCGAAATCAGCGTCACGCACCGCCACACCGCGGTCGACCGCATCGCCGTTTCCGGCGTGATCGTCATGCCGGCAGCCTGCTGGCCACCGCCGAACCATTCGAACACGTCGCCGGGATCTGCCGTGGCGATCGCCGCGCTCGAGACGGCGTTTTCGATCGCCGGCCCGGTATCCTGACCACCGCGGCCGCGCGCTGCCTCGGCCGCGCGGCTCGACAGGCGATAGCCGTTCACAATGTCACTCATGCGTCGTCGCCGCTGTCGTCGTCATCATCATCGTCAAGGTCGACGACGTAGGATCCGCCATAGGTCCGTCCCTTCATCTCGACATTGTCGGCCGCGCCGGCGCCCATGGCGCAGGTAACGATGCCGTCGATGCGGCCACGTGACCGCTTCTTGTCGAAGCACCGATTGCCCTGCGCGTCGTCATCCAGCGCGGCATTAGCCGCGCAGCTGTAGGTCACCGGCGAATTGTCGATCACGATCCGGTTGGTGAGGATCCGATCTTCGAACCGCTGGATCGATCGCGGCATGCAATATTGCCGATCCTCGAACACGACGCGCTTGCCCTGCGCGTGGCTCACCATCTTCAGCCCCTTGCCGGTCGGCTCGTCCGCGTTCTTGAAACGCCAGGCGGGGAAGCCGATCGTCTCACAGGCGGTTTCGAAGTCCGCCATCTTGGCCGGATCGAAAACCAGCTCGACGACGTCGTGCTCGGCGCAGATCCGCTTCACCTGCTCGGCGACGAACGTGTAGTCGATCGTCGCCCCGCCGACCGCATTGAGGTGGCCCGCCTCGATCCAGTCGAGGTACGGCGCGCCGTCCTGCTTGGCTCGGTCCTCGACGCCGTCCTTGGCGGTCCAATACCAGGTCTTCTGCCAGAGGATCCCGTCTCCATCGATCCAGGTGGCGGTGAGCGCCGTGAGGTCGTTCTTCTTGGACAGATCGAGGCTCAGCCAGCAGCGGCACCCGCGCAGCAGCTGCATCGTCTCGTCATCGATGACGTCGAGGACCGCGCCCCAGCTCTCCTCGTTGATCCAGAAGTTCGCGGCGCCGGCGGGAATGCCGAAGTAGAGCCGCTTTACCGATGCCGCCTTGGACAGGCGGGTTTGCGCTTCCGCGACGGCCTCGCGGATGTTGGTGATCGGATAAGTGACGCCGAGCGCCGGCAACGACTTGTACCAAGCTTCCTCGTTCTCGAAGATCGTCTCGCGATCGCCCTTGTCGGTCCTGGCGACGAAGCCGAAAGCCGTGTCGCTTTTGACATCGCCCTTCGCTACCGCCTGCGCGGTGTCGGAGATCTCGGTGCCGACATGCTGCGACACCGGTGGGGTATTGCTGCCCAGCACCATCATCGCGCTGCCGGCGATCTTGTCGATCGCCGCCTGCCAGATCTCGATCTGGTCGATCGAGCTGAACTCGTGGATCTCGTCGGCCAGCACCATGCGCGGCCGAGGCCCTGACTGCTGCTTGCCGTCCGCCAGCGGCAGAAAGAACGACTGCGATCCCGGGTGCTCGATCTTGCCGGCATTGTCGCCTTCACCGCGGATCACGACGTGACCCATCGATTCCAGCGTCTCGTGTTCGTCGTACCCCGGCACCTGCGCACGGCACATTGCCGTGGCATCCTTGAACAGCACCATCGAGGTCTGCTTGTTCGCCGCGATCGAGTAGATCTGCGAGCGTCGGAAGCCGCACCAGCCCATCGCATAGAGGCCGAGGCCCGCCATCATCGGCGACTTGGCCTGGCCCTTGCCCGTCTCGACATAGGCGGTGCGAAATCGCCAGCGCCCCGCAGCATTCACCCAGCCCATCAGCGAGCCGACGATGAAGGTCTGATACGGTATCAGGTGGAACGGCTTTCCCTCCGCCGGGCCGTCCGTGATCGTGAACAACGACGGGAAGAAATCGAGCGCGCGCTGCGCGAGCTCGGGACGCCAGAAGTAGCCGCGCTTCTCCGCGTCGCGCAGATCGCGCAGGTGCCGCTCCGCCGCGTACCGGACCAACTCGCCGACGACGAAGTCGCCGCGAACCGCCGCCGCCGCCCAGGCGGTGGTGGGATCGAGCGGCTCGGCGCTAACCCGGCGCGCCAAGGAAGGCGTCGGCGCCGGCTCGGCGCTCACGCTTCGCTACGACCTTCGCGACCTTGCCGCGCCGCCCGGGTGAAAGCCCCAGCTGCGCCTCGAGGCGCTCGGCGGTGTTCTCCGCTTCGCGCATCGCCTTGTAGTGGATCGACAGGCGGGCGATCGCCTTGGGGTTCTTCTCGTTGTCGGGCTCGTCGACGATCCCGCCCGATGCGACTTCGGTCGAGCAGCGGTTGTAGACCAGGTAGGCGAGCACCAGGCGCTGCACGGCATGGCCGTTCGACGATGACAGGATCTCGCGCTCGTGCATCTCGCGCGCGATCCGCTGCCAGTGTCCCGACGCGATCTCGCGCTCTGCCTCGTTTGTCAGCAGCGCCGTCCAGTCCGGTTCCAGCACGTTCCCGATCTCTAGCCGCTCGATCGCGGGCGCGGGCGACGTCTTCTTGGCCGGCGCCTTCCGCGGCTTGCGCTTCGGCTTGGGAGCGGGATCGGTCATCGCATCACCCTTCCGTCAGCCCGAACTTTTTACTCTGGAACACCTCGCATTGCGCACGGCCCCACTGCGCGGTGTCCGACCCTCGGTCGCCCTCACTTTCGACCCCCCGGGGGGCCTGCTGGCCGTCGGCGGGGTCGAGGCGGGTCGGCGGGGTCGGTCGGGCGTCGATCGAGGTTCCAGGCATGGTCGGCGCCGATCGGCCGACCCGAGGTGGTGACGCCGCGGCCGCCGTGCGCGACCTGGTGGCCGAACTGCTCGATCGTCACCTGCTTGTGGTGCGGCTCGCACAGGTTGCGGGTGTTGTCGTCAACGTCGAGGCCGCCGAGCGCCAGCGGCCGGATATGGTCGACCACGTCGGCCGGCCTGGTTAGCCCCTTGGCGAGGCAGTGCTCGCACAGCCCATTGGTCCGCTTCAGCCGCCGAAGCCGCTGAGCTACGCCGGCGCGGCCGCGAAGCCGCTTGCCGGGCGCGACGGTCACTGCTGGGCGGAAACCTTGGCGTCGGCGCTGTCGATGCGCTTGACGAAGAAGGCGTCCTCACCGCCGGCGATGCGGAAACCCAGCGATCGCAGGCCCTCGGCCGCGGCGCTCTTGCCCTTCAGCGTGACTAGGAGACCGGCCTTATCCAGGACGCGCTTCAGCGAGGTTGCCTTGCTCTTCCACGGGCTGTCCAGCACGGCAGCGAGCGCGGCCTTGTCGTCACCCTTTGTGAAGTCGACCTTCTCGCCTGCGAGGCGGGTACCGATGCTGCAGCCGCCAAAGTCGATCGACTTGCGCTTGCCCTTCAGCAGCGCCGGTGATGCCTTCTTCCACCAAGGCTCGAGCGCCGCGCGGATCGCCTCGGCTTCTTCCACCAGCGGGGCAACCTTCATATCGATGTCGGCGCCGATCGCGGCGACCCGTTCCTGCCGATCGGCTTCATGCATGGCGACGTCGGCGCCGATCGCGGCGTATCGCTTCGCCAGCTCGAGCGCCTGGTCGGTGGTGCGGGGGGTGGCGATTTTCACTTGGCGATCCCTTCGCAGAATAGGCGAACCTTGGTGCTCGCGCGCAGCTGTGCTGCCGCGGCTTCTCCCTCACGAAGCCGAGTGGCGATCGTGCGGATCATTGAAACAGGAACCCCGACAAGGTCGGTATCGGCATGGCCGGCCTGCGCCTGCGCCTCGAGCTGCTCGACGATGCTCATCAGAACAGCGCCGAATGGCCATCGGCGCTGACGCGCAACGGGGCGGCGCTCGGCCGACGCGCGTTGCGCCCGCGAAAGGCGGCGACCAGGTCATCGGCAAACGCCTGGGCGTCTTCCTCGAGCTGGTGCGTCTCGCGCATCGATCGGGTGGCCAGCGCCGCCCGGCGGACGATGTCGTCCCAACGGGGGGTGAGACGATCCAATTCGTCCAGTTGCGCCGGGCGGCGCTGGCTCGTCGCCGGCATGGGGCTCAGAAGCTCCCGGCGCGGCCGAGCTCGTTGCGCCGGCGCAGCCGGCGGGCGAGCTTGGAAGGGCCGCGGGCACGGCGACGAAGGGCGTAGGCAGCACGGCGAAGCGGCAGCTGTTCGAGCGTCAGGCGCTCGATCGTCTTGCGACGGTAAAGGCTCAGTCGCCGCGCCGTTGCGGTGAATTCGTCATCCTCGGCTGCGGCGACATCCGCACCCAGGATCGATTGAATGAGTTGCATGCCGGATCCCCGAAACGACAGCGCCCGCTCACCCCGTGGCGGGGCGGCGGGCGCAGTTGTGGCGGGGTCGGATTTGACCGTTGCGTGACCGATTTACGCCCTGCTCATTCGCGCAGTGCGCGAAAGCGCAGGGGTCAGTGCCGGCGCCAGCGATCGAGCGACAGCGTCAGGAGCGAGCGGGTGCGACGGTTGGACATGCGCCAGCGCCGCGCCGCCGCGGTCAGCCCCACGTCGTCGACGATGATCGCCAGCAGCATGTCGGCATGTGGGGCCACGTCGGCGCGCCATTGCGTGTAAGCGCGCTCCAGGAGCACGCGGGCGATCCGCTCGGCCGAGGCGGCGTTCGGCCCGCCGCCGGTGCTGCGCTCGAGCTTGGCCGTGCGCACCGCCACATCGGCGGTGATCAGGGTGTAGGCGGTCGCGATGTCCTGCGCGGCCGCGAGCTGATGCGCGTCGAGCGCACCGGTCTGCACCAGGCGCGCCAGCGCGCCCTCGCGACTGGCGACAACCACGGCATGCTCGTTGGTCTCTGGCGTGCCGGCGATACCGCGCCAGGCTTCGCGGAGCGCCACCCGCTCCTCGATCCCCGGCGCAAGCCGCGTCGCTTCCTGCCGCAACCGCTCCCGCGTCGCCCGCCATTCCAGCTTGGACATGCCTTTGGGCTTTTTCGGCGGATCCGGCGTTGGGCGCGGGGAGCCGAGCACCAGATGCGCGACGCGCTGCTGCTCGTACGCGGTGGAGCTGAACCGACCGGGATCGCTCGCGGTGCTAGGCTGTTCCCGATAGGTCGTCGTCATGCTCGGCTATATGCTCCAGCACTGCGACGATCGGCAGCTGCGCTTGCGCGCAGTGCCCGACCAGCTCGCCCAGCGGCGCGGCCGCCATGCCCCCGATGCGGCGGAACACCTCCACCACGATCTCACGGGCATGCGTGACGTCGCGTACGACCAGGTTGCGCTGCAGCCCGGCCGTACGACCGATGATCTTCGCCTTGACGAGCTGCTCTACCAGCTGGCGCGCCCGCGTTTCGCTGACGCCGACCGCCTCGCCGATCTCCTTGATGCTGGGGCACCCTTGCCCGCGCGCCAGGCGCTCGACGATGAACGCCAGTACCTCCTCACGCCGGCGCGGCTTTAGCGCTGCGCTTCGGCTCCTTCCCGCCCGCGTTGGCGGCAACATTGCGGTGGTAGCGGCCATGTCTTCCCCCGTTCTGGAACATAGGGGGAAACCGCTTGTCGCGCTAGCGTAACGGCTCACCGGAACTCGGCAGGCACGGCAAAGCCGCGCTTCATCAGCCCGCGCACGAGGTCGTTGAAGCAGCTGCCGGGGCCGCCCCAGGGATGTGGGCTCGGGTTGGCGTAGGCCATCCAGAACCGCTCAAGCATTCCGCGATCTTGCAAGAACGGGTGCAACGCGCGCAGCGCCAGGCGTACTGCCTCAACCGGGATCGTGGCGCGCGATCCGGAATATGCCGCCTGTCGTAGAATAAACAGCGCAAGCTCGATCGTGATCATTGCCGCGCGGCGCCGGCGTAGCGCAGGCAGCCCGTCAGCAAATGCCTCGATCTCCACCTTCACGTTTTCGCCCAAGCAGTGGCCGCACCGCATGCCATGCACCACGGCCGCCCAGTCGCACGATTGCAGGCCCGCCGACCGCAGCTGGATCATCTCCTCGCGATCGTGAAACGTCACCCGCTTGCAGGCGCGGCAGGTGACCCGCACCGCACCTTCGACCTTCCTGAGATCCTGCAACGTCTTGGGCGGCCCGACCATCGAGCCGCCATAAACCGGAACGTATCAAGAACGCTAGTTAGCTTGCGTTGAGGTGCGTGATCGACGCGGACCTTAGCTGTCCTTCTGTCGTCGTTCGAAGAGCACGCGTCGCTGCTCACCGACTACGCTCACAAGGCGCCATGAGCGGGCTCCGATGAGCTTTCCCGCATCCACATGCTCGCCCCACATCGGGATGCGCTTCCCCTCATCTGGCCAGCCGTTCGGCTCCCTGGCGACGATTGCCGGCGTTGCCGTGAGGATCAGATCGCCGACGGCCTCTGCCTCTCGGTCCAAACTGTAGAGGGATCTGGGATCGACTTCGACCTTAGGCTTTGGCCAGAGCGCACCTATCACGGATCGACCGTCACCAGTCGGGAGCGGGATGGCGAGCGCTCCTTTTGGGTCGTCCAAATACACGACAAATCGTGCGTCCTCGCCGGTGGTGACCAGTATGTTGCCAAAGGGCTCAACCTGAAGCGCGGATTGAAAGAGTCCGTCATTGCAGGTGGAAAGATCGGCAGGCTCAAACTCCTCGAGCGGGACGAAGGTCGCGTTTGTCATTCCATCCTCCTGTTACGATCCACATCATACAACGGCGGAGATACCCTCCGCCGCGGTGCGTCGGAACGCCCCGTTTTGCGCCCATCGTGAGCTTATGCTCAGCTGCGGTACCCACGCGGTACCCGCTATTCCAAGCCGTCGTGTAGCTCATCGCCGTAACCGCCATCGGCTAACAAACAATCTGCCTCCGCGAAGAGCTTTGCGTCGCCATATCCCTTCCTGTCGTTTGCCTGCAGGTAAGCTGCAGCCACAGCTTTGGAGGCTCGGCAAACATCGCGGCGTGTAGAAGACCGATCAGCTTTTACGATCTCGAGCTGACGCTCAGCGTCTGCAACCGGATCACTGCAACCGCCGACAGCGATGGACAGCAGCCAAACTGCAGCAAATGTTGAAGAACGCTCTCTTAGCCTTGCGGCCCCAAGTAGCCGTGGGAGCGGGATAATGAATGACGTCATGTACCGAGCAACGCCTGGATGCCGGAAAGCATGCATACCTTGCGAAGTCCGGTGCGCCGCCGTCATTGCGGTGCAGGAACAGGAGTGGGCCGCGATCGACGAGGCTTGGTATCAGCAGGAACCGATCCAGCGGGCAGCAGATCTACGAGCTGCGACAAACCGATGGGCAATCGCCGCGCAAGCAGCGCGCCTTGTTCGGCCAGAGGAAGCTGACGATCCATTGCCATCAGCAGGCCCTCGAACATTTGCGCCAGCGCGCGTTCCGGAGGAAGCACCTCCGTCCAGCTCTTAGCGAGAGCCGCGCTCCGATCGGCCCTCGGCAAGGATCTCGCGAGATGCAGCAAGGCTTCCCGATCCGGTGCCTCAATCTCCCGAATGCATCGAACTAGTGTCAGTTCATCGTGAGATAGTTCTGGCTCGGGAGGCGCACTCTGATCGGGATCGTCGGTCTCGCCCGTTAAAAACGCGGGCGTAGTATTCAGCTCTCTTGCGATCCGATGAAGGTGCGATGAGCTACGAGAGGCGCCCGTGATGAGCTTGTAGATCGTCTGCTGAGCCACGCCGACGCGGCGCGCCAGTTCGGACTGAGATAAACCCAGAGACTGCATTCGGGAGGAGAGTCGCTGACCATCGACCATCAGCGGCAACCTACAGCCAAAGTTTTTGCGCTGTAGGGGCGAGTGTCTGTTGACGGAATTACAGCCATGGTTGTAGGTGGTGTGCATGTCGAGCCTCACGACTCCGAATCAAGCTTTGTCCGATGCTGTTGATGCAGCCGGCGGCCAATCTGCGCTTGGTCGGCTTTTGGGCACATCTCAGGCAGCTGTTTGGAAGTGGGTTCGACGCGGTAAACCGCTTCCGGCGGAGCACGTCTTGAAGGTGGAGGAGGCAACCGGCATCAGCCGTCACCGCCTCCGCCCCGACGTGTACGGCCCTGAGCCGACTGAGGGAGCGGTGGTATGACCGCGCGCACTCTCTCAACCCCTTTCGGCCGTGGACAGACCGGCCGGAACCCGCGTTGGGCGACGCAGGACGTGTGTCTGTCGCATCTGAGTAAGCTCCCTGGAAAAGGCGGCGTCGGCGGCGTGTTGCCGGCGTCGTCTTTTCTCACCGGTTCGCATCCGTGTCGGCCGCGATCCGCACGGCGCTTCGCGGTGACGGCATGACCAAGCCCCGCGCCCCGCTGACTTACGACAATGCGCTGACGCGAATTGCAGCGCAGATCGGCTGGGCCGCGATGGCCGAGGCGGTGGGCCAGCGCGAGCGTACCGTGCGCGATTGGAGTGATCCGGATCTGGAGCGCGGCTGCCCGATCGAAGCGGCCGAGCTGCTCGACCTCGCCTTCCAGGCTGGCGGTGGCGAGGGCGCGCCGATGCACGAAACCTATTCGCTGCGGCTGGAGGCGGCGCACACGCGCCGCTTTGCCGCCGGCATCGATCTTGCCCGCGCCGTGTGCGCGATGATCCGCGAGGGCGCGCAGGCGAAGGAGAAGATGATCGTCGCCTCGTTCCCGGGTGCGTCCGATCAGGATCGTCGCGACGCGCTGCGCGAGCTGGAAGAGTTCATTGCCGCCGCCCGCGTCGGCATCCGTCTCCTCACCGACCCGCAATCTCCCCAGCCGCCCTGATCTGACCGGGCCGGCTCGGCCGCAGCGCCCGACACTGCCGAGACTTCCCCTTTTCCGCACCTGCCGCCCGCGTCGCCTCTCGCGCTTCGCGGAGCGGCTTTGTGCTGCCTGGACGCCGCCCATGCCGACGATCGCCAAAGCCCGCACCAGCTGGACCGCCACCGTCAAGTTCACGCCTGGCTCGTACATCAAGACGCGCCGCACCGCGCAGCAGCTGAGCCTGCAGTACGTGGCGGCTCGAATCGCAACCCATCCGCACGTGCCTGAGCATGATCGCATGGCGTGGCTCGAGGCGATCGAGGCGGACCAGGTGCCGGCGTCCATTCACACGATCGACGCGCTGCGCAGCGTCTTCCGCTTCGACCGGTCGGTGCTCGACAGCCTGGCCGCGATCGCGCGTGGCGAGCGCGATCCGATCCACACGCCGCGCATCTGCCGCGTCTGCGCCTGCAGCTGGCGGTGCCCGTGCACTCAGGCTCGAGAAGAATGCGCGTGGGTCGAGGGACAGGATCTCTGCACGGCCTGCCAGGAATCGGCCGCGCCTCAGTCAGAGACCGAGCCAATGCGAGGCGCCGTCGCGTGACGAAGAACCGCCTCCGGATCCGCGTCGCGCTGGTGACGATCGCCTTCGCGATCGGCGTCGCGATCGCCGCCCGGGACGGGCGCAACGACGGCGACTTCGCCGCCCTCATCCTGGTCGCTGTGATGTTCGCAGCCGCTGCGGCCGACTTCATCATCCACAAACGGGAGCGCCGCTCATGAGCCTGCATCGCCCGCTGGATCTCGCCCAGCCATTCCTGCCCGACCTTCACCCGATCGCTTGCGACTGTGCCGCCTGCGAGGCCGAGCGCGACGAACCGAGCCTGCTTCGCTCGCTCGGCGAGTGCGTCGTCATGGCCGCCGGCGCCGTCATCCTGGGCCAGGTCGTTGGCCACGTGCTCAACACGGCCGGGATCCTCGCGCTGCTGGGGATCGGCTAATGGCTGGCAACGAGCTCGAGCTGGCGATCGCCGAAGCAGAACGCTGGGCCGCACACGTAGAGCGCTTCGGTTACGAGCGCATGGGTGTCGGGCCGGACGCCTCGCCACACATGCTGGCCGCTGCCGCGAAGAAGTTGGCCGCCCTCTCGAAAGGGGAGGCGGCGCATGGCTGAAGAACGCGGCGAGGGCATGGGCGGCGGCCAGGTCGCGGCCGAGGAGCTGCGCCTCCTGATCGAACGCGCCGAGCGGCTCGAGGAGGAGAGAAAGGGAATCACCGACGACATCAAAGACGTGTTCGCCGAGGCCAAGAGCCGCGGATACGACCCGAAGGCGATCAAGAAGATCATGTCGATCCGGAAAATGAAAAAGGAGGAGTTCCAGGAGTTAGAGTTGATCCTGGAAACCTACATGCAAGCGCTGGGCATGCTGTGATGGGCCCGGAGTTCACCCCCGAGCGCGTCGCGGAACTCACCGGACTGTCTGCCTCGTCCCGCACGGCTGGTCCCCTGCCGCCAATCAGCACGCCGATCGTCGTCAATGAGCGCGGCTTTGCTTGGCTGCCGAACCCGGACCCGTTCGTCGGCATCTTTGGCAATCCGATCGTCTGCTACGTGCATGCCGGCATTCGGCTCGGCTGGGCACCCATGCCGCTGCCAGCACCCGGCGGCGTGCTGCTGACGCTGTTCGGCGGCCTGCGCGCTGAGCCCGGGTTCGAAGAGGAAGGCGTCGCCACCTTCATCACCCGCGAAGGGCTGAATGGGTTGATTGCCGACCTGCAGGCGATCGCCGCCAGCATCGCGCCTCCCGCATCGGACGATCAGGAAGGGGAGGGCTAATGGCCGACACCACCAAGATCGAGTGGACCGACGCCACCTGGAACATCATCAACGGTTGCTCGATCCACACGCCTGGCTGCACGAACTGCTATGCCATGCTGCTCGCCGGCACGCGCCTGGCGAACCACCCCAGCCGGGTCGGGCTGACCACCCCCACGAAGGCAGGGCCGGTGTGGAACGGCACGGTGAGGCTCTACGAGCCCTGGCTGACGTTGCCGCTGGAGTGGGCGCGGCCGCGCGATATCTTCGTCTGCGCGCACGGCGACCTTTTCCACGACGCGGTGACCGAGTTCATGCTCGATCAGGTGTTCGCCGTGATGGCGCTCTGCGCCGTCACCGGGCGCCGGCACCGTTTCCAGGTTCTGACGAAGCGATCGGGCAACATGCGCCGCTACGTCAGCGCATTGGCTGAGCGTGCGCAGCATATCGCCGTTCGCGCCTCCCAGCTCAACGCCGACGCCTATCGCTCGATGCCGGCGATCGTCGAGCTGCTCGAGCGAGGCCCGCTTCCGAACGTTATGCTCGGAGTCTCAACCGAGGATCAGCGCCGCGCCGACGAGCGGATCCCGGATCTGCTGGCGACGCCAGCGGCCATGCGCTGGATCAGCGCCGAGCCGCTGCTCGGGCCGATCGACCTCGAGCACGTGGCCGCACCTGTCGGTGACGGCGAGGATGAGTTCGAAGACAACGATTGGAAGCTGAACGCGCTGCTCGCGGGCAGCTGTTACGAGTTCAAGAGCGAAGACGGCTACTGGTACAGCGGCGACGGCCCGGAGCATCGCGCGCTCGATTGGGTGGTGGTCGGGGGAGAGAGCGGCCGCGGCGCCCGGCCGATGCATCCGGCCTGGGCCCGCTCCCTACGGGATCAGTGCGCCAGCGCCGGCGTACCCTTCCTCTTCAAGCAATGGGGCGAGTGGGCGCCGGTCTGCGCGATCGACGAGACCGTCATCACCGACGAGCAGCTCTATCATCCCCGGCTGGCGCACAATCAGCCCGAGGGGCCGCGCAAGTGCAAGGTGGCGCAATGCGTCCTCCACGCGAGCGGCGACGGCTTTGACATGGACGAATGGTCCCGGCTGCAGGTGCCGCCCGGGACGCTCGTCTATGCGGCCGGCGCCGGCGCCATGCAGATGATGGCGATCGGCAAGCGCCGCGCCGGCCGGCTGCTCGACGGCGTGCAGCACGACGGTGCGCCATCATGAGCCTCAAGCCGCTCAGCGAGGAAGCCGGCGCGGCGTTCTCGCGCGCCCAGGTGCCGGATCCTGCGAACCGCGAGACACACGATTTCTATCCGACTTGGCCGGCCGCCACGCGCGCGCTGCTGAGGGTGGAGCGGTTCGAGGGCAGCATATGGGAGCCGGCATGCGGTGACGGCGCCATGTCGCGCGAGCTGGAAGCTGCCGGCTATCGCGTCGTCTCAACCGACCTGATCGACCGCGGATTCGGCGAAGGCGGCCGAGACTTCCTCGCCGAGTGGTCGCCGCAGGCGCCGAACGTCGTCACCAACCCGCCATTCCGTTGGGCGGTCGAGTTCGTCGACCGCGCGCTGGTGCTTACCTCGCCCGATCGGCCGGGCAACCTGATGCGCGGCAAGGTCGCGCTGTTCCTACGTCTGGCCTTCCTGGAAGGGCAGGACCGCGGCGCCTGGTTCCCGACCACGCCGCTCGCGCGCGTGTGGGTCATGTCGCGCCGCGTGCCGATGGGGCGCGGCCGCGTCGCCGACGAGAAGACAGACAAGGGCGTAATCGCCTTCGCCTGGTTCGTGTGGGAGCACGGCCACGAGGGGCGGCCGGTGCTCGGCTGGCTCGATTGGAAGTCCGCATGATGGGCGCGGCTCCCCGTACCGGAAAAGCGGTACAGGCTCCGACGATCGTCAGCGTGATCCGCATGACGGGGCTGGCAACCGCGGCCGAAATGCTGGGCCAGGAGCAGCTCGCCGAGGGGCTCGGCATAAAGGATCGGAGCCTCCGCACCAAGCTCACCGCCACCCGGGGCGTGTCCGACCAGGATCTGATCGCGGCCGCGCTCGCGCTCGAGGCGACGGCCGCGCGCATGCTCGAGCACGCTGGCAAGCTGCGCACCGAGGCCGGGCTATGAGCGATCCGAAGATCGAGCCCGGCTATCCGCTCGCCTGGCCGCAGGGCCGGCCGCGCACCCGCAAGCCGGCGCCGGCGCTGTTCCGGAAGGATGGCCGCCGGCTGACGCTCACGACGGCGCGCGCGCGCCTTGTCGAGCAGGTGAACATGATCACGCAGCGCGGGCAGCCCTGGCGTGTGCGCAACATGGTGCTGTCCACCAACATCCGCTTCACGCTCGCGGGTACCCGCGATCAGAACGTTAGCCGTCGCGATCCCGAGGACGCCGGCGTCGCCTTCTATTTCGAACTCGACGGCCGCCCCCACGTGCTCGCCTGCGATCGATGGGACACGGTCTACGACAACATCGCCGCGATCGCCGCGCACATCGAGGCGCTGCGCGGGCAGGAGCGCTGGGGCGTCGCGGATCTCCGCCAAGCATTCGCCGGTCATGTGGCGCTGCCTCCCCCTGGGGCCCCGCCCGAGCGGTCCTGGTGGAAGGTGCTCGGCCTGCCAGGTGCGGACGTCTCTCGGAACGACATCGACGCTATGTACCGGCGGCTTGCCGCCCGGCGTCACCCCGACGCCGGCGGCACCCGCGAGCAATGGGACGAGCTGGCCGCGGCCTATGAAGCGGCGAAGGCGGCCGTCGCGTGACGTGCGACTTCGTCCAGATCCCCGGCGGCGGTACCGCGATCGTCTGCTCGACGCGCCGGCGCCAACGCTGCGCCTGCGGTCGGCCGGCGACCAGACTCTGCGATTGGAAGGTGGCGTCCAAGAAGAGCGGCACCTGCGATGTCCCGCTTTGCTCCCAATGCACGACATCACCTGCGCGCGACAAGGATCTCTGCGCCACACACGTTGCCGCCTACGCCGATTGGCAGGCCGAGCACGGCATCCCGCAACAGCAGCTCGAGCTGCCCGCATGAGCTTGCGCGGCCAGATGGACCTATTCGCGAGTGGATTCTCGCAGCTCGCCATCGATGAGCGCGTCAGCGCCGCGATTGCCGCGGGAGCACCGGTGGCGTTCAGCCTGTCGGGCGGGAAAGACAGCGTCTCCATTGCCCACGCTACTGCCAAGCGGCTCGACGCGCTGGGGCACCCGCGCGATCGGCGTGTCTCGATCCATTCAGACCTTGGGCGGATCGAGTGGCGCTCTACTCCGGCGACCGTTGAGCAAGCTGCCGCGGCGATCGGAACGCCGCTGGTCATCGTGCGACGCAAGGCCGGCGACCTGGTTGATCGATGGGAGCGGCGGTTCGAGCTTGGGCTCGAGCGGTACGAGCAGCTGCTCACCTATCACCTCACTAGCCCGTGGAGTTCGGCGAACAACAGGTTCTGCACCGCGGAGCTGAAGACGCAGGTGATCTTGCCGCACCTGCTGCGGATGTTCCCGGGTCAGCAGATCGTGTCGGTGGTAGGCATACGGCGGGAGGAAAGTCTCAAGCGCCGGCTCGCCCCGGTCTCCAAGATTGAGGGCAAGCCCTACGTTCGCGCGAACGGCGGCGGCATTCTGACATGGCATCCGGGCGTCGAGATCCGCGAGGACGAAGTCTACACCTACATCGCGCGGGAGGGGCTGCCGCTCGCCGAGGCGTATCCTCTCGGCAGCACGAGGTTTGGCTGCGCTTTCTGCGTGCTGGCATCCGAAAACGATCTCACGGTCGCGGCTCATGCTCCCGGCAACCTGGGCGTTCTCCACCACCTGGTCGGAATGGAGGCGCGGTCCAGCTTCTCTTTCCAGCCGCAGCGATGGCTTGGTGACGTCGCGCCCCAGCTGCTCCCGAAGACGCTGCTGAACGCACTGCATCACGGCAAAGCGGCCGCGGCTGAGCGTCGCGCGCTCGAAGCGCGGCTGCCGTCGAACCTCAAGTACGTGAAGGGCTGGCCGCAGCGGGTTCCCAGCCTGGCCGAGGCGAGCGTGATCCTGTCCACCCGGACGGCGCTGCTAACAGCGCACGGGCGGCGATCGCCCTACGACACACCAGCCCGCGTGCGCGACCGCATCGCCGAGCTGCATACCGTCGAGCGCGCGAGGGAAGCTGCGTGATCGCCTCCTTCGCCTGTCCCTGCGGCCAGCGCGACGAGGTGCGCGAGCCCGCACCTGAGACGCTGCCCTGCATCGCCGACCGCTGCGACGGCACCATGATCCGCTTCACCCCTCGATGGGCGCCCCCGGCCGGCGCCGGGAGATCCCTCACGTGAACATGATCCACGTCGGCAACTCGGAGCCGAGTGCCCGCCACACCTATCACCGCCTGCGCGAGCGCCGGCTGTGCGAGCTGCTCGGGCAATGGGTGTCCGGCATCGAGCCACTGATCTTCGAACGCCTCGACGTCTCGCCCCACGTGCTCGCCGAGGTTGGCATCGGCGCGCCCGGCGCCGACGTCCCGATGCTCACCGCGCAGATCACCGTCGACGCGATGTTGGCCGAGCTGGGCTGGCCGGCACCGGCCGAGGTGGCGCTGTGATGGCGCACGTCAGCAGCCCGGGCCGGCGTCCGCTCATTAAAGTCGCCGAGGCGAAGCGGGAAGGGAGCCCGGCGCGTGCCGGCCGCTTCCTGCGCCTGCCCGACGTCATCGCAACGACCGGGCTGAGCCGTCCGACGATCTACCGGCTGATCGCGAAGCGCGACTTCCCCGAGCAGCACCAGCTCACCCGGCGCAGCGTCGGCTGGTGGGAGTCGGACATCGAAAACTGGCTCCGGAATCGCACCCACGCTGATGCTCACCCGAGCTGAGGTCGTGACATAGCGGGGGTACTCCAGGGGGTACCCCAGACACCGACAATGGAAATATCGCACGAAAGTAGCACGTTATGGCCCAAACTCTGCAGTCACCCTCTCCGCCACTTACTCCATATATCTATCGCGACTTTGCTCGATCGCATTGGGCGGCGCCCCTTTGCGTCGTCCGCTCTCCCGTGCGTGTGCGGTCGGGCCGTGAAAAGGTGCTGTCGGCGGCGTGTGATGCGCGCTCGCGGGTATTTGAATGCGAATGGCGGGTGGGTGGCTGCTGCTTCAGCCCTGTCCTTTTTGACGTCGCGCTAACGGTGCCTCGGAAGATGCTCACGGCGGCGACGCCCTTCACTGTGGATGCGTCATGGCCCGGTGTGCCCATAACCGGTGTGCCCGCCATGCGTCCGGATATGCGCTGAGTGAGGGGGGGGCGTTCGCTCGGTCGATCTCCCCTGCGCCGATGGCGTTACCCAACCTCGTATCCTTGCCTTGGGCGCTGCGATGTTTGTCTGGTGGGTGTGACGCCGTTCGGGGCGGTTGACCATGCGCGCCGTTCGGTGCGTCTGATGCAGAGGCGCAAAGGAGAGAGCGGGTGCGTCCCGCATCACGAATCATCGGACAGGCCGATTCGAGGCGGCCGGCCGCTGTTTCGCTACATTTGTATGACTTGCGTTCAAGTTAAGGGTGGCGGTTTTCCTGGGGTTTTGGGGGTGAGTGTAAGAAAGTTGCAAAAAGTGTTTGACGGTTTGGGAGGTGGGGCCTAGATGGGTGTCAC